ACATCTTAGTACGTGATACTTATATCCGTATTGATGGTGAGTTAATGCGTTATGTAGTAATTGGTAATAACATTGTCTACAAAGAAAAGACAGACGTTATTCCTTTTGCTTGCTTAACTCCAATGATTATGCCTCACAGACACATTGGTCGTTCTTATGCTGACTTGACTATGGACATTCAGTTGATTAAGTCAACTCTGTTACGTGGTCAGCTAGACAATATGTACCTAGCTAACAATGGTCGCTATGCTATCTCTAGTCGTGTAAACCTAGATGATATGTTGACATCACGTCCAGGTGGTATCGTTCGTGTTGAAGGTGAACCAGGTTCAGCAATCATGCCACTAAGTCACCCACCACTACCAGCTTCTAGCTTTGGTATGGTTGAGTACATGGACAAGATGAAAGAGCAACGTACAGGTGTTACAGCTTATAACCAAGGCTTAGATGCTAACGCTCTTAACAAGACAGCTTCAGGCATTGCACAAATCATGTCTGCTTCACAACAACGTATTGAGTTAGTAGCTCGTACATTTGCTGAGACAGGCGTTAAAGACTTATTTAAGTTGGTGCATCGCTTAGTTCGTACTTCATACACTAAACCTGACATTGTACGCTTGCGTAACAAGTGGGTAGAGGTAGACCCTAGGGAATGGAAGAATCGTAACGATTTGACTATCTCTGTAGGCTTAGGCGCAGGTAATAAAGACCAACAGTTAGCTCACTTAACTACAATCTTGAATATGCAGAAAGAAGCATTAGCAGCAGGTGTTACATCACCTGAGAAGATTTACAATGCTTTAGCTAAGTTGACACAGAACGCTGGCTTTAAAGACCCTGAAGAATTCTGGACTAATCCTGCTGAAAACCCACAAGGTCAACAGCAACAACCTGACCCTGGTCAAGCATTGCTTGAAGGTCAATTGCAAATCGAACAGCTTAAAGCACAGTCTGAACAACAGATTGCACAGCAGAAAGCAGAAGCACAGTTCATGCAAGAGCAAGAGCGTTCAAAGAATGATATAATCATTGAGCGTGAAAAGATGGCAGCGCAAATGGAACTAGAGCGTTACAAAGCTCAACTCCGTGCAGAGACAGACTTAGCCATCGCTCAGATAAAGGCAGGTTATGGACAAGCAACTTACTGAAGTTAAACGTGGTGAACAAGCATCTCAGGTTCTAGATAATCCTTTATTCCAAGAATCTGTAGAGAAAGTACGTGAAGGTATCATCAGGAGTATGGCTACAAGCCCTCTAGGAGACTCAGAAACGCACAATCGCTTAGTCATTGCTATGCAACTATTAAATCAGATTGAAAAGCAGCTTACGGACGTTATACAGACTGGCAAGATGGCAGCTATACAGACGGATAATAAGTTTAAACTATTTAGGTAAGGGACAAGCCTAAACAAGAAGCTCACTTCGGTGGGCTTTTTTATTGTCCATTTTAGGAGTAGTAAAATGAGTGACCAAGCCTTAGAGCAGTCGCCACAAGATAAATTGATGGCTATGCTCGATGAAGTATCTGATGATGAATCTATTAACTTAGATGCACCAGAGGAGGAGCAGGAAAATGAAGAAGTGGAAGAAGAAGTTAATACCGAGGAATCAGAGGAAGCTGATGCAGATACTGATGATGAGGAACTTGAGGCTGATGAGGAAGAAGTTGAGGAGGACTCTAACGAGCAACCCACCTCTCTGAAACTTAAAGTCAATGGTGAAGAACTTGAGAAACCACTTGATGAAGTCATCGCACTAGCCCAACAAGGGTTAGATTACACCAAGAAAACACAAGAAGTAGCAGAGCAACGTAAAGCATTAGAAGAATACGCTCAGACTGTTAAAGTCCAAGAGGAAGTCTTTATGCAACAAGTTCAGTTACAGCAAGCGTTGATTGGTGACGTAGCGCAACTAACAGCAGTCGATAAGCAGCTCGCAGCCTTTAATGACGTCAACTGGCAAGAGCTAAGTGATAACGATTTCGTAGAAGCGCAAAAACTGTTCTTTACATATAACCAGCTTCAACAACAACGTGGTCAATTGGCTACCGAGCTTGAAGCCAAAGCGCAGCAAATTCAGCAGACACAAGCTGCTAAGATGCAAGAGAAAATCGCACAAGGCAAAGAGATTCTAGCTAAAGAAATCCCTAATTGGAGTCGTGAGACCACCCAAGAACTGATGACTTTCGGCAAAGAGTACGGCTTTAGTGATGATGAACTAGGCACAATCATAGACCCACGTCACGTGAAGGTCTTACATGATGCTATGCAATGGCGCAAGTTACAAAAGAATTCGGTTGCAAAGAACAAAGTGTCACAAGCTAAACCTGTCGTGAAGCCAGGTGCTAAAGATACAAAACAGGAAGCTACATCAGCTAGCCGTCAAGTACGTGAGCAATTACGTAAGACAGGTAAATCTGACTTAGCACAAAAATTAATTGAAAATATGATTTAGGGGAATAAACATGGCTGTTTCATCAACCAACACCTATACCGGTAAGGGTATTGCAGAGTCTTTTGAAGATGTAATCTTTGATATTAGCCCAGAAGATACACCATTGCTTTCATTAGCAAAACGTATGTCTGCTGGTCAAACTTACCACCAATGGCAAACAGATGCTTTAGCTGCTGCTGCAACTAACACAGGTATCGAGGGTGACGACTCATCATTCGCTACTTTGGCTGCTACAACAGTATTGGGCAACTACACTCAAATCTCACGTAAAACAGTTCAAATCTCTGGTACATACGACATCGTTAAGAAATATGGTCGTAAATCTGAGGTTGCTTACCAACTAATGAAGGGTGGTAAAGAACTTAAACGTGACATGGAATATGCAATCGTACGTAACCAAGCTTCTTCTGCTGGTGGTGCTGCTACTGCACGTTCAACTGCTGGTATTGAATCATGGATTACTAACCGTGTGTTAGGTACAGGTTCTACAGCAGGTACAACACCTGGCTTCTCTAACGGTACTGTTGCTGCTCCTACAGACGGCACACAAGTAACATTCGTTGAAGCTGATTTGAAATCTGCATTGCAATTAGCATGGACAGACGGTGGCGAGCCATCATTAATCTTGATGTCAGCTACTAACAAAGCACGTTTCTCAACATTCGCTGGTATTGCTACTAAGTTCAACAACGTACAAGGTACTGCACAAGCAACTATTACTGGTGCTGCTGACGTTTACGTTTCTGACTTTGGTAACCACACAGTTAAACTTGACCGCTTCATGCGTGACCAAGCTGTATTGTGCGTAGACCCAGGTTATGTTGGTCTTGCGACATTACGTCCAATGGAAAAAGTAGAGTTAGCTAAAACTGGTGACTCAAGCAAATGGTTAATCCAATCAGAGTACGCTTTGGTTGTACAAAACCCAGATGCACACGCTAAAGTACAAAACGTAGGTCTATAGTGTAGAATAGAGGGGTGGGAAACTGCCCCTCTTTCTAAAGGATAAACATGTCAGTATTTTTTGATTATGACCCAGTAACAGGTGTAACACAGACGTTTGATTATGACCCTGTAACTGAAGATGTACGATTAACAAGTACACAGAATTTAGATGCTTTCTTTGAAGCATTACAGCAAAAACGTAATGACCCTGAAGCATGGAAGAAGGGTGTTAAAGATGAGTTTGCACACTACGCAACTATCCCACCTGTGATTCAGATGGAATTACTAAAGCAAGGGATTGATATACATAATCCTAACCAAACAAAAGAATTGATTAACGCAATCAATACACGTTATCCATACCTCAAAGTAACGACTGCGATGGTGAAATAATGGATAAGAACGAATTAAGAGAATGTCAAATAGCTATTCATCAGCTTATAGAAGCCGATGACTACGAAAACGCAATGCCGTTGATATACACGGTACTTGAATACTACCCTGATGATGCAGCAACTCTGCACTTCCTTGGTTACATCTGGTTAATGTCTGAACGTACAGTATTCGCATACCAAATGTTTCGTAGAGCTTTACAAGAACAACCTGGTAACAAAGCCTTATGGACTTCATTAGGTAGAGCTTGCCACGAACTTGAGATGTACGATGATGCAATCAAGTTCTTTATGAAATCTGCTGAGTTAGACCCTGAGTACGCTATGGCTTACTCTAATATGTCAGCAACCCTAGTACAGTTATCACAATGGGATGATGCAGAGAAGGCTTCAAGAAGTGCCTTAGACTGCTCACCTACTGACTTAAATGCACAACTAAACTTAGCTCATTGTTACTTAGCAAGGGGCGAATGGAAAGAGGGCTGGCATGAGTGGAATAAATCTCTCGGTGGTAAATTCAGAAAAGAATACACTTACGGTGACGAAACTAGATGGAATGGTAGCAAAGGCAGAAACCTTGTTATCTATGGTGAGCAAGGACTTGGAGATGAAATCTTCTATGCCTCTTGTATCAACGATGCCATCAGAGATAGTAACAAAGTCTACATTGACTGTGACCCTCGTTTAGAAAGTCTGTTTAAACGTAGCTTCCCTAATGCAGAAGTTCATGGCACACGTAGAGATACAATGCCTGAATGGGTAGAAGGGGCTGAAATAGATGCTAGATGTGCAATTGGTGGATTACCTGAGTTTTATAGACACACAAATAAGGATTTTCCTGGTAGCTCTTACCTTTTAGCTGACCCAGAGAAGCGTAAACAATGGAATGAACTGTTTAAGTCATGGGGTAAACGTGCAATAGGAATTACTACTCATGGTGGTCGCAAGATGACCAATGCTAAAGGTCGTAAACTGACTGAAGATGACTTAAAACCTTTGTTAAAACGCAAAGATATACAGTTAGTAAGCCTAGATTACGATGTTGAGGACAAGATTGATGGTATTTACTATCCTGAATGTGCAGAAAACACAGAAAACTACGATGATTTAGCTGCTTTAATCGCTGAATTAGACATGGTTGTTGGTGTTCCTACTACTGCTCAACATTGTGCTGCTGCTTTAGGTGTAAATACATGGTGTTTAGTGCCAAAACGTCATCAATGGCGATATGCACAACCTAGTATGCCTTGGTATCGTCACATGAGATTGATTTACCAAGATAACGCAGAGTGGATTGATGTTATTCGTAGAGTAGAGAAGCAATTATGAGCTTAATTACTGATGAGTACCGTCAGATGCAATCAGATTTGCATAAGGATGCCAATTA